TTTTGGCTTTATGTGTAGTCCACCATTAAAGCGATTCCTAGACAGAACAATAGATGATAATGAGGCGGAATGACTCAAAAGTCCAACAGTAGAATAGTAATAGATACCAATAGACATGGTATCAGAAGAGAAAGAAATCTAGATAAAGAAGCATCAAGGGCTCAGAAGAAGAAACAATGGGAATCAAATCCTAGACATAAGAGAAAGTTATCCACAGAAGATAAAGATTAAGCATACTGATATAGTATATATATAGAAAATACCATAAATGTGTGCGTTCGTAAAGAAAATTATATACAAACAGACATATAGATATGTCGACAATTAGGAGTAATAAATGGGATATCCAACATATACGGAAGAAATGGTCACAGAATTTATTGATATGGCCAATGAAATGGGCATTGGTCCAGCTATGAGAAATCTAGGATATCCAAAATCCTATCATACAGCCAAGAAGTTTTATGTACAGAGAAATATAGATATGCCTACTGCCAACACCTTGGCAGTTATGTCTAAACAATTAGACATTTTCTATAATGATAAAGAGAAAGTATTGGCGGCACAAGCAGTATTAGACAGATCAATAGAGAAGCTATATGAAGATGACCTATTAGCAGAGGATATCAACAGATTATCAAATGCTATACATAAGGCTATTCAGACAATCAATCTAATTGAAGGTAAATCTACTAACATTAATGAGAATAGAAGCAAGGATGGCTCTGATTTAGCAATCGTAGATATGCTTAATGAAGCCAAGATGCGTAATGAGTCTATTAAACATTCATTAAAGGTTATTAATTGATATATCGATATGTCGACAATTGGTTAAAGCTTCAAGGGATGACCACCCGAAAGAGATATAAATTTAAAAATATATTTTTTGCTGTTGAATATAAATTTGGACAGTAAATATGAATACTATGCTAAAACATATGGGTGATGTAAATGTAGATCTTCTGAAATATTCTGAAGGTAGACGAGAATTAACTAAATATGATCCAATGCTCTTTGCGCTGACATATTTGCCACATCATTTAAAGAATATGGATGATGAGCTCACACTTTCTGAATTTCACTGGGATCTAGCTGAATATGGAAAGACTTGGATCAATAAGCCAACTGCTCCTAAACAAAATAGAGATGCATTTATTGCACCTAGAGAATGTGGCAAGTCCACATGGATCTTTCTTATTCTACCTATGTGGGCCGCCGCTCATAATCATATTAAGTTTGTGGCTGCCTTTTCAGATGCTGCTTCTCAGGCTGAGACGCACTTACTTACTTTTAAGAATGAATTGGAAACAAATGAATATCTCAAAGCAGATTACCCAGAACTATGCACACCTAAAATTGTCGGTTCAACTGGGCGTTCCCTTGCAGCAAACGCTTGGCGTATTATTCAGGCAAATGATTTTATCTTTGACGCTAATGGTATTGATACTAACTCACTGGGTAAAAAGGTATTTGGCCAACGCCCTGACCTCATTATTCTTGATGATATCGAAAAGGGTGAAAAGAATTACTCCGAATACCAAGCAGGACAACAGCGAAGAACAGTCTTTGACGATATAGCCCCTATGAATATCTATGCTCGCATGATTATTGTGGGTACCACTACTATGCCTAACTCTATGATGGATGAATTCAGAAAATACTCTGAAGGACAGCGTGATAAGGCTTTAGAATGGATTTCAGACCAGAATGTAGATGTTCACTACTATCCAGCTATCATGACGGCTGAAGATGGCTCAGAACGCTCTGTATGGCCTGAGAAGTGGCCTCTAGAATGGCTCAATAGTCAGCGTCACTTGAGAGACTTTGCAAAAAACTATATGAATAAACCAGTAAACTTAGATGGTAACTTCTGGACATATGAGGATATAATTATTCAAGATGGTGAATATGGGAATACAATTATCTCAATTGACCCAGCAGTAACAAAAAATAAGGTTTCTGACTATACGGGCATAGCCGTATTGAGCAGAGGTGAAGACGATAATATATATGTGAGAGATGCTTTTCAGCTGAAAGTATCTCCATCTGAATTATCTGAAAGAGTGGCAGCACTCGTAGAACAATATGATCCTGGCATTATCTATGTGGAAACAAACCAGGGCGGGGATCTATGGCAGGATGTCTTCAAAGATATTCCAGTTAGATATAGATCAATTAGGCAATCAGTATCAAAGCAAATCCGTGCAGGAAAAGCCTTGAACTATTATCAACAGGGGAAAGTTAGACACACTCAACATTTCTCTGTATTGGAAGAACAAATGTGGTCTTTCCCAAAGGTTAGCCACGATGACGTACTGGACGCAGTAGTGTCAGGAATCTTATACTTCTTGGACAATAAAGCTCCAAAGGTACTTGTAAAACAATTAAATTACTTAAGGAGATAAAATGAAAGATATTAAATTAGCTTTAGATCAAATAATCAACAAAAGAGATAAATATATGGTCGCTGAAGCATATTATGAAGGCGCAAATGATGAAGTGTTTACTCATCAGCGTTGGTATAGATTATTTAGAAACGAACAGTCAAGATTCTCAGGAGTTACTCCATTTCGCTTTAACTTTAGCAAGACTGTAGTAGATGCAGTACATAATCGCCTAGAAATTGAGTATGTTGAGACAACTAGTCCAGCAGGAGACGATTACATCAATAAAATCTGGGAACAGACAGATTTGAAGCTTGATATCAATGAAATTCACCGCAATGCTCTGGTTTATGGCGATTGTTACGCAATTGTTTGGCCAGATATGGACGGGAACCTAGCAATAGATTACAACTCACCTATGACAACCACACTTGTCTATGATCAGGAGAATCCACGCATCAAGTCATTTGCAACTAAAATGTGGCAGATAACTGATGCCAATGATCGTAAAGTCATTAAAATCAACATGTATTACACAGATAGAATTGAAAAGTATGAAGGTTTAGGTGAGATTGATTCTCTAAATGGCGTTCCTAATCTTCAATTAGTAGAAACAGTAGTTAACCCATGGGGAGAAATTCCTGTTTTCCACTTCCGCACACATAAGCCATACGGAAGACCAGAACATGCTGATGCATTTGGTCCACAGGATGCGATAAACAAGCTGATATCAACTCATATGTATACAGTTGATTATCAGGGTGCTCCACAGCGCTATGCGCTATCAAATGGAGGCAGCTCATCAGAAATTGATGACTTCTCAGAAGACGATACAGCTAGAGAGAACATTGGAGCATTGCAAAATGGTCCAGGACAACTTTGGTACCTACAAGGAGTATCTTCAGTTGGACAGTTCCCAGCAGCAGACCCTAAGACATTTACAGACCCTGTAAATGAATTTGTTTCTGACATGGCTGCAATTACTTCAACTCCAGTTCATTACTTCTCATCAACACAATACCTTCCATCAGGACAGGCACTTCGTGTTGCTGAAGCACCACTATTCAAGAAGGTTCTAAATCGCCAACTTGCATTAGGCTCAACATGGAGAGATCTATTTAAGTTCATGCTTAAGATCGAAGGCATCGTTGCTGATATCGATATTGACTGGAAGTCTCCAGAATCAATCGATTCATTAGACCAATGGGATATCGCAGTTCGTAAGAAGTCAGTCGGAGTTCCATTGGAACAGATTCTTCTTGAGCTTGGGTATGACCCAGAAATTGCAAAGATAATTGCTGACGAAGCAGTAGCCAATACACCAGCAGCAACAGAAGTTGCTTTGCGTGGAACTGGCTTAAATACAAATAACTTGGCTATGCAACAGGCAGCAGCCGAACAAAACAATACAGGAGAATAAAATGGAAGAACAGAATATCGTAGAAGGTACATCTACCGAGATTCGTGATCCTAAAGCCGTCTTAGATGCTTTAGATAAAGCGAAGGCGGAAGCTAAGAAGTTTAGATTGGAGAAAGAAGCACTAGAAGTCCAATTAACAGAATCTTCTCAAAAAGCTTTGAGTATCCAGTCTAACTTAATGAATGAAAAGATAAACAAACATCTATCATCATTAGGTATACAACATGGAGATAAATTATCTAAATATCTAAAATTAGATGCATTGTCTCTAACTGAAGATTTTGAGGTTGCTGGATTAGATGAACAGATTGCTAATCTAAAGACAGACTTCCCAGAATTATTCGATCCAAAATTCATTGTAGCTGGTAAAGCTGATAGCGGAGTAGCTGCTTCATTAGAAGTTCCTAAATCTGCCTCAGATTTGCAGGCTAAAATGGTATTAAAGAGATAATATATACGGTATAATTGGTCTAGGCAAGTTTTCAATTGGACAATTGGGCTTGCGACTAATATATATGGACATTTATATTAATTTCAAACCAAATTCAATTAAACTAAAAGGAGATTAACATGGCCGCAGGTCGCACAGATCTCACCGAAGGTAATGGCTATATTCCAGAGGAAAAAGGCTCCGTTGCTATTCAAGCAACAGTCGCTAACTCTGTAGTAGAAGCATTCGCTCGTCGTGAGAATATGTCATCTCGTACAAAAGGCGTTCCACGCTTTGTATCAGATGCACCAGTAATTGTTGCAGAAGGCGTAGACATTCCTAATTCAGATACAACTCTGGATGAGGTAGTTCTTACAGCTAAGAAGTATGCACAGATTTTCACCATTTCAGAGGAAGATGTTAACGATTCACTCGTTGA